ATAAACTAAAAAAGAAAATGGCAGAAGGACTTGACACAGAGCCAAAGAAGTGTTAATATACTATATTGATTACGAGCATAGTAAAACACAAAGCATGCTACAGAGGTAGTGTTCGTATTCAAGGGGTGGGCTTGGTCGTTGCCTACCCCACATTATGGGGGTGCAGGTTACGGTACCGAAAGCCAGTTACAATCTGAAGCCTACTGGGCACCCCCACCCACAATCGCCATGCCGATTGTACTTTTAGAAAGCGTTAGGATCGCTACCTACCACCTGGTCTCGGTGCATGCGAGAGGCTTAAGAGTACAATCGGGATTGCGAAAGTGATCCAAGCCCCAGGTGTGATTCTTTTAGAGAAATCTGGGGCACACTCTGGAGGTAGCACTAGTCGATGCTCTAGAGTAGCCCTGGTCTCGGTAGTGAGCGACAGTCCTGCAAGGGAGCTAGGGCACAATTTCATAATCACTTGACATAAGCTACCAATCATGGTATAAGCAAAGCATGAATTACAGAGAACAAAAAGAAGTAATACAAAACATACCCATACATACAGGACAGTCCATAAGAATGGATTGTCCTTTTTGCTTTCATAACAATACCTTACAGCTGACCAAAGAAAGTGGACAGATGAAATGGTATTGCTTCAGTGCTTCTTGTAATGCTAAAGGAGTTATTGACACAGACAAAACAATGGAGGATATTACTTATATGGTAAAGAAAAAATCAGAAGATAAAATAGATTGGAAAGTACCCAGCCACTTTCAGCCTGGACATTCTACTCACACAGTAGCAAAATACTTAAGCAGAAACAACTGTCTTGAGGCATACAATCAGCGTAATGCTAACATACAATATGATCCACAGAATCATAGAGCTGTGTTCATGATACGAGATGACAAGCACAATATAATTGGTGGTGTAGGTAGAGCCATGCGTTCAGACATGATGCCCAAGTGGTATGTGTATGGCAGAAAAGATTATCCCTACATATGTGGTGAAGGTGATGTGGCTGTATTGGTAGAGGACTGTGCCTCTGCTTGTGCAGTATCACAAGACTTTGCAGGTGTTGCACTTATGGGTACAAGTTTACCAGAAACATTTATACCCATCATACAAAGTAAATACAAAGAAGTAATTGTTGCACTAGACAGAGACGCAACTACAAAATCATTTGACATTGCAAAAGAACTTAGTAGTATGAAACTTAAGACAAGGGTAGTTATACTTAAAGACGACCTAAAATATTATAGACCAGCAATGATAAAGGAGATACTATGCAAGAACGACAGCTAATAAAACTTCTATTAAAGAAAAAGTTTTATGATAAGAACAAAGCAAAAGTTTCTAAGACCACATTTACTAATGGTCTTGGAAATGTTTTTACTACTATACAAAAAGCCCATGAAGATTATGAAAAAGATTTATCAATAGATGAACTTATAGATTTACATTTAGAGAAATATAATCCTGCCCTTACTCGTGCGGCTAGGATTAATTTTGAATCTATGGTAGATGAAATAAGAAACGAACAAGAGCCTAATGAAAATGTTGTTGAGGATATATTAACTGCAGTACACAAACGTAATCTTGCACACAAGGTAGCAGTAGTGGCTACAGATATATTCAATGGTCACTCCAGATCTTTCAATGATATCAAGGATTTACTTGAGGGTACACAAGAAGAAGTTCAGGAAGAAGAAGCAGTGACAGATGATATAGGAGAACTTATAGAAAGTTTAGAGATACAAACTAAGTTTGAGTTTAACTTACCAAGTTTACACGAACACGTTCCAGGCATAGGTGCAGGCAATCTAGTTATATTATTTGCCAGACCAGAGTCTGGTAAGACTGCATTCTGGGTAAATCTTGTCGGAGGTATACAAGGTTTTGCCGCACAAGGAGCAAAGGTACACGCACTAATCAATGAAGAGCCTGCAGTTAGGACACAGATGCGAGTTATTAATGCACACACAGGCATGACTAAAGAAGAGATACTAGATAACATGGACGTAGCAAAAGATAAATGGAAGGATATAAAAGATAATGTTAAACTTATGGATACTGTTGATTGGACTATTGATGATGTCAATAATCATTGTGAGCTACACAAGCCCGACATACTTATCATTGATCAGTTAGATAAAGTAAATGTGCTTGGTAATTTTTCACGCACAGATGAGAAGTTGCGAGCAGTGTACACTGGTGCAAGAGAGATAGCAAAGAGACATGACTGTTGTGTTATAGCTATATCTCAAGCATCAGCAGACGCACATGGTAAGACAAGCATATCATTTGATATGATGGAAAACTCTAAGACAGGTAAAGCCGCAGAGGCAGACTTGATCATAGGTATAGGTAAACATGGTAGCCTAGACTCACTTGATACTACACGAGTATTGTGTATAAGTAAGAATAAGATATCAGGTTATCATGGAGAGATCACTTGTAATATTGAGCCACAGCTATCGAGGTATAGAGTATGATTACAGTATTAGATGTAGAAACAAGTTTTGTAGAGCACAATGGTAAGACAGACCCTTTACCATTTCATCCAGATAATAAGTTAGTTAGTGTTGGTGCAAACGATGACTACTATTTTTTTTATCACAATGAGCATGAGTTTGACACACAGACAAATCACAGACAGCTACAAGAAACTTTAGATAAGACCACATTACTTGTAGGGCACAACATTAAGTTTGATTTGGTTTGGCTATTAGAGTCTGGTTTTAAATATGAGGGCAGACTGTATGATACAATGATAGCAGAGTATGTTCTTCTTAGGGGTATGCGTAAGGCATTATCACTAAAAGAAATATGTAAGCGTAGAAGTATTGCACAAAAATCTGACGCAGTAGATGACTACATGAAACAGAAGATTTCTTTTGAGAATATACCTATAGATATTATAGAGGAGTATGGTAGACAAGATGTTATATCTACTAGAGCTTTATTTGATTCACAGATAGCAGACTTTAAGAAGGAGGATAATAAATGTTTACTTAAATCTGTTAAGATGATGAATGAGTTTCTGCCTGTACTTGGAGAGATGGAAAGAAACGGTATTAATATTGATGTGCCAGGACTTGATGAAGTTGAGATACTATTTAAAGAAGAGTTTGGCACTATAGCACAGCGTATCAAGCATATAATATGGGAGCAGATGGGAGACACACCCTTAAATCCTGCAAGTGGTGAGCAATTATCTTGGCTTATATATTCTAGAAAGGTTATAGATAAAAAGAAATGGTCACAAACTTTTAATATAGGAATAGATAAGAGTACAAAGAGAAAGAAAAAAAGACCTATATTTTCTAAGTCAAAGTTTAAAGATGCAATAGACACACAGACAAAATCTATTAAAAAAACTATAGCAAATCATTGTGATATATGTGATGGTGATGGGGTAATGCAGAGAGTAAAAGTTAATGGTGATCCTTACAAGAACATGTCTAAGTGTGATACTTGTAGTGGTCATGGTGTAGTTTATTCGGAGTTAAATAAGATTGCAGGCTTTCAACAAAAACCTGTGGGTGTGTCTGAGGTTGCAGATGGTGGCTTCAAGACAGACAGAGACACCCTAAGAAAAATATCTATGAGATCTGATGGTGAGATTAAAGAATTTGTAGACTTAATTATTAGATACAATGCTATAGACACATACTTAAATACATTTGTGAATGGCATAAGAGATCATGTAAATGAGGATAGCATACTACATCCTAAGTTTATGCAGTGTGTTACAGCAACAGCAAGACTATCAAGTCGTGACCCTAACTTTCAGAATCAACCACGAGGTAATACCTTTCCTATCCGTAAAGTTATTACTTCTAGGTTTACTGGTGGCAGTATAGTTGAAATAGATTTTTCACAGCTAGAATTTAGAGCCGCTGTATTTTTAGCCCAAGACAAACAGGGCATGAAAGATATTGAAGATGGTGTAGATGTCCACCAGTTTACTGCAGATACTATAGGAGTATCGAGGCAAGACGCAAAGGCACATACTTTTAAACCCTTATATGGAGGCATGTCTGGTACAGAAGATGAGAAGAGATACTACAAAGCATTCTTAGACAAGTACAAAGACATAGCAAAATGGCATGAAGAACTACAAAGCACAGCAATACAGTATAAAAAAATTAAAACACCATCAGGAAGAGAGTATGCTTTTCCGTATGCACAACGCATGGCATGGGGTGGATCTAGTTATTCGACACAAATTAAAAATTATCCTGTCCAGGGTTTTGCTACAGCTGACATTGTTCCTATAGCTTGTATAAATGTTTACAAACTAATGCGTGAACACAAAGTTAAAAGCCTAATGATAAATACAGTACACGATTCTATAGTAGTTGACGTACACCCAGACGAGCACGAACAGATGATAACTCTATTGAATCAAGGAACTGCTAATGTTGTGCCATCTTTACATAAATATTATGATATAGATTTTAACATACCACTAGACACAGAGACAAAATCTGGCTCTAATTGGTTAAATATGGAGGTAGTTAAATAGTAAAAATAACTATTGACTTTTTTACAAAAATAATGTATAAGAATTTTAATAACAAACAAGGAGGACAATAAATGTCTAACAATGAAGTAGCAAATATAGACGGTCTATCACAAGATCAGATCATGTCTATGATTGGACAAGAGAAATCTTCTACTGGTAACTTCTTACCGAAGCTAGCCATAAATAGATTTCCAGAAAATGATGATGGTGCAGAAGTACCAGTAGGATCATACGGTGTGTATGTTCCTGAACTAGACGGTATGGCTTATGGTAAGCCTGTTACATTTAGGCCATTCATGAATGCATACCAGTACATGAAGTATGACGCAGAGAAAAATGAGTACAGCAATAGAAGTATAATCTTTAAGTCTTGGAAAGATGAGGCTATAGATATACAAGGCGGTACTAGATGTGGTAAGATACCTGCAAAAGAACTTGTCAATATATCTGATGATGAAAGGGCTAAACAAAAAGCAATAAAATGTTATCGTTTAGTATATGGATTAGTATCATTCAAGGGCACATTACCAGGCGGTGCAGAGACAGAAGTAAAAGATCTACCAGTACTATGGAAAGTAACAGGCAGTAACTTTAAACCTGTAGGTGAGGCAATAGAAAGTCTTAGACGCAGAGGCAAAGTAATGTTTAATCACACACTTGATCTTAAAACTATGAAGAAGAAAGCAGGAAGTAATGTATTCTATGTATCAAATATATCTGTTAATCCAGACGAAGTTGACTTCACTGATAAAGAAAAAGAGATTCTCTTATCTTTTCAAGATGTTATCAACACTGAGAACGAAGAGATAGTAGAGCTATGGCGTTCAGCTAAAAAATCTTCTCCATCTAAATCTGATGCTAAGATTATAGAAGCTACAGATG